GGAACAGGACCAAAGCCAATATAATAGACAAGGTTGGCATACCCGCCGTTCTCATAGACGCTGCTGGCAGCATTGGCGGTCGTAGATGCTTGGATCGTAAACGTGCTGGTCGATGGAACCGACTGCACGGTGTAATTGCCGAAGATGGTCACGCCATTGAAGACGGTCGGGATCAACGCAGAATACGTGCCGCCGACCGCATACCCATGATTGGCAAGCGTCACCGTGATAATGGATGAACTGTTCGTTGTCGTATATTGCGGAATAGCGCCAGCGTTCGACACTGTCGAGGTCGCCAGGGCGGGCGTGCCAAGCAAACTAAGCGCCTGGATCGTATACGTCGTGCCGCTAACAACTGTCACCGGATAAAAGCCAGACAAGATCAATCCGCCGATGCTGACCTGCGTTGAAATAAAAACAGTGTCAAAGCTGCTTGTTGATATACCGCTATCAATAATAGTAACAGTAGAACTGCCGCTAACTGTGCTAAAGTTAAGAGAAGGGTTGGTCGTTAGAGTGCGCGGTGTAATAGTTGTCAGATTACTATTGCTGATAATCTGTAATGACGATTGCAGGTTCGATGTTGATGCTTGGTTGCCCAGCGCCAAATACTGCACGGCATTGGTATCTTCCCAAGCCCACAAGGCGCGGGTGATCGTCTGGATAGGCTGCGGGTAGTAAGCCGTCCACCCGCCCAGCTTCTGAACCAGCCCCTGCCCCTTTTTGTCATATATAAAGCGGATCAGGTTACATTCGCTGATGGCAGCTTGGTTAAGCGCCTGGGTCTCGTTCTGATCGACGCCAGGGATGAGTTGCAGTGCTGCGCGAGGCATCGTCAGCCCCGCGTCGGTGTAGCAACCGCCGCAGGCGATTCAGACGCCCAGCCGGTGCTTTGGAACTTCTTCCGGGCCTCCTCGACCATGGCACCCTTCAATAAAGTCTGATACTGCATTTCATACGTCGGCCCCATGCTCGGGTCAGAACTGGCCGCACCGAAATTGCGCTGGTATTGGGATATGAAGATCATGCTGGCCTGTAAGAGCAGATCGGGTAGGTAGGTCGAAATCCAAGTCGTGTTCGTGCTTGCCGCCGTGCTGCTGGTGCTGTTGGCGTTCAGGGACTGCAACCGGATCGTGCCGGTCAAGACGAGCGGGTAGGTGGCTGCCGGCCAGGGGCCGACGATGATATTCTGATATGTGTCGCCATAGGTCGTCAGGTCGCCGCCATAGACGGCAAAATAAGCCGGAACGCCGGTCGTGGAGGACGATGGGTAGACGTTCTGGATATACTGCTTCGTCACCGGCAACAGGGGCGTCGTAGCGCCATTAGCGGTCACGCTGACGGTTTGCAGGGTGACAAAGTCGTTGATGCTGATCTGAACCAGATTGCTGCCCGAGGATATGCTATACGTGTCGTTTTCGACCTGGGATTGCAGCAGATCGAGGTCGCGCTGGATTCTCAGTTCCGCATAGTTTAACATCTGCGGGATGACGGAATTGAATTGCGTATCGGTCGTGCTGACGATCCCGCCCACCGTCTGCGTGGGAAGGACTGCCATAGTCGCTACAGTCGTGACGTAGCCGTTATACGTGAGCGGCGTAGTGGCAGGTGCGGTCATTATCTACCTCTGACTTGGTAATACTACGCCAAGGTAGGAAAAAGCAATCTGTTAGCTTGCCCTATATTTCCTTCATAAAGTATAAAAAAAAGTTCTTGCGTCTTTGGAAAAAATGTTTGAGGGTGGGCGGACCAGACAAGGAGAGACATGATGGACATAAACGAAATCTATAGCCAGTTGGAGCGGCTGGCGTATCATTTACACCTGTTGAAGAGCGATGACGAAAAGACAAGCGAAATGCTCTTCAACGCCTGGGACCATGTGTGCCGGGCTGAGGAATTGGTTTTGAAAGCTAAAATGAGAATTGAAGTGAACAAAGAAGATAAAATTGCACGTCTGCGCGAAAATATCGTTCAGACAGAGGAATATCTGCGGATTTATCAAAAAGACGTGCGCTGGGCAGAGGATCGCCTTCGTGAATTGAAAGCGCGGCTTTCCAACATGGAGGGCCGACGTGATGACCAGCCCTGATCGGTTTTACCCTGTGAAGTATAGCATCATCCATAATACGGGCGACGGCGATGAATGGAGTTACCACGACGGCGACGGCTACGGCAACGGCTGTGGTTATAGCTACGACGACAAAGACGATGACAATGATAACAATGATGACGATGACGACGACGACGATGGCTGCGACGGCTGCGACGATTGCGACGGCTACGAAGGCTACGGCCCCGGTGGCGGTTCCGGCGACGGCTACGGCAACGAAGGCTACGGTGACGGCAACGGCTGTGGTTACGGCTTTAACGACGGCGACGGCTACGGATATGGCTATGAGACTATCGACACGACACTAGGGCGCAAAACATGACCAGCCCTGACCGGTTTTATCTTGTGCGTGGCAACTACAACTACGGCGGCGGCTACGGCTACGGTGATTTCTACGGTTACGATTACGGTGACGGCTACGGCTATGGCCACGGCTACAGCAACGGTTACGGCTATGGCTACGGTGACGGTGACGGCTATGGCTACGGCTATGGCAGCGAAAAAGGCTACGGCGGCGGCTACTCGACCATCAACACAACACTCAAATAGGAGAAAAAAATGAGCGACATCATCACAATCAACGGCGTGGAATACGCCCCTACCAAGCGCATCACCGTCACGCGGGCTGTCGTGGTCCTGGATCGTGGCTGGATTTTCGCGGGAGACGTTACTCGCCAGGACGGCAGGATATACATGACCCGCGTGGTCAATCTGTTCCGTTGGGAAAGCGTCGGGTTCCCGGCAGTCGTGAAAGATCCGGTTGGCAGCAAGGCCGATATCCGGCCCATCCTGGACCTCGATGTTCCTGCCGGTTCAGAGGTGTTTAGCATCCCGGTGGCGGACGACTGGGGGCTGGTGTGATGACCAGCCCTGAACGCTTTTATCCCGTGAGTTGGGTCCACGGCAACAGCGGCAACGGCTACGGCAACGGCTACAGTTACGGCCACGGCCACGGCTACGGCCACGGCTACGGCTACGGTTACGGCCACGGCCACGGCAACGGCAACGGCTACGGCTACGATACGATCAACACAACACTCAAATAGGAGAAAAAAAATGAGCGACATCATCACAATCAACGGCGTGGAATACGCACCTACCAAACGCACCACCGGCACACGGGCTGTTGTGGTCCTGGATCGCGGCTGGATTTTCGCGGGAGACGTTACCCGCAAGGATGGCCGAATATACATGACCCGCGTGGTCAATCTGTTCCGCTGGGAAAGCGTCGGCTTCCCGGCAGTCGTGAAAGATCCGGTTGGCAGCAACGCCGACATCCGGCCCATCCTGGACCTCGATGTTCCTGCCGGTTCTGAGGTTTTCAGTATCCCGGTGGCGGATGACTGGGGGCTGGTGTGATGACCAGCCCGCATGACCTGGAAGAACGGGACTTCGATCTCATGATGGAAGCCATGCTTGAGCGCCGCCGATGCGCGTGCGGGCCGGACCTGGGTGCTTGCGCACCGGTCGCGGAGATCAAACGGTTGCAAGCACAAAACGCCAATTTGCAAGACGCACTAATGGGCGTTGTGGCTTCGCTTGCTGCCGCAATTTCCTTGCTTGTGCGTGGCGGCAAAGCAATCAAAAAGACTGTGGCATCAGACAAAATGTTTGATCAGATGATGGTTGATTACCGAGCCAGCATTGATCAGGCAGTGTTGGCGTATAAACAGGGAACACCCGAATGACCGAAAAAGATTATTGGCTTGAAGATGCGGCTGATAAGTTGCGTAAATTAGATTTACCGCAACACGCAACGCATGTGGAAAATGCAGCACGCCGCATGAGGCGGTTGCGGCATACGCTCCAACTAATTAGCCTTGGATCGCAAAACTCTGGCACAAGCAAAGAGGACTTGGGCCGTGAAGCGCGCATGGCGTTGGGGGAGGCACCCGAATGAAAATTACCTACACAGGCCCGCTTTATTCAGCGTATCGTATAGCCAAAATAGCGCATAACTTTGTCACAGATTACGGCGACGATCCTCGGCGCGATCAACAGCGCAACTTTGTTATATACGTATCTGAAGAAGGGCAGGTGGCGGCTGCTTGGGGACGTGCAGATCATGTGCGGGTCAGCATACAGGATTATTCGCCGCTCGCCGCAGCAAAACAGGAGGCACCCGAATGAGAGGAGAATACAAATTCCTCCCGAAAGAAAAAGCCCTAACACCAACAAAAGGCGGGTTTTATCGGCTGATAACCGACAACTACTGGCTGGTCCATCCCGACAAGGGGTTGGCGTTTTATTGGATGAAGGGCGACAAGGGATTGGGNNNCCCTCAATGTCACACGCAAAAAATCTTTCTTCATCATATAGAGAATTTATCTGGAGAGAAGGTGGAAGTTGAGTTTTTGCCCGCAGCCTGGGTGCCTATTTCTTTGGATGAATTCCGATGACCCGCCTCGCCCTCGCGGTTCCGTTCATAATTAAGAGGACTTAAAATGCAACTTGGATCACCNNTCGAAGCAGTTCATCAATCGGTGGCTGCAGCCATTTATCGCGATCTTCCTGACATTCATTATCAANATCGGGATTGGTCACTGTGGAGTAAAATGACTGAAACTGAGAAAAAGGAATCTATGAAAAATGATAGACTGGCTCCCAGAATAGACAAAACCAGACGCCCATATGAAAAAGACATTGAAGTGATCATGTTTCCACAAGTGTGGGGCAGTACTGCTTTGGGATATGGAGGCATGGGTGGTGCTGCAATGACACCAGCATACACAGTGATAGTTCAAACTCATACTCATGCTTGTGTGTATTTTGGATCAAGCGGAACATTGGCTTACATGATAAATTTCACCACACAAAGTGCTGAAGGTCGTGAAAAATTCCGACAGGATATGCAATGCCACATTATGAAAGACAAGAAAAATGCAGGTGTATATTTATGAATAAATTTATTAAAGAATTAGCCAAAGAAGCAGGATTTGATGAATATGATGGGTCCCTTATCAAGGAAGGGCGTGACTGTGAAGTTTATGTCGATAATGAATTAGAAAAGTTTGCCGAATTAATCATTGAAATGTGTATGGAAATAGTTATAAATTCTGATCCAAGTCCCAAAATGGTTGTTCATGAACCATACAGAACTATTGTTGAAAATATAAAAGATTACTTCTGGTATGAAGAAGATATCTTTGAAGATAAAGAGGAATAAGTAATGGATGAATATTGGAACACTGTTAATATATTAGGGAATACTATAGGAAGATTGACAATTTCAATGCTCTGCTACGAGGTTGATGAATGTGAACCTCAAAGAATTAGAACAGAGAAAGATATTGAATCAATAAAGCAACAAATGAGAACTTTTATTAAAATGCATAGAGGCAAACAAGTATGAATACAGCTAAAATTGTTGCAATTACACAACCTGTGATTGACTCTGTTAATCTAACTCCAGAAGAATTTATTGCTTATTGTGCAAGAGTTTCAAATCCATCAAATCAAATGAATTCTGAAACATCTGATAAGTTATTAAAGTATCTTATTAAAAACAAACATTGGTCCCCGTTCGAAATGTTGTCTGTCACAATGGAAATTAATACCACTCGTGATATTGCTCGACAAATTCTTCGGCATCGCTCATTCTCTTTTCAAGAATTCTCTCAACGTTATGCCGATCCAACTAAGGATCTTGGTTTTATTACTAAAGAAGCACGCCTTCAAGATACAAAGAATAGACAAAATTCTATTGAAACGGATGATGAATTACTCAACAAGAATTGGGAGGCCATGCAAAATGTTGTGAAGAATGCAACACTTGATGCATATAAGTGGGCCATTGAACATGGTATTGCTAAGGAACAAGCTCGAGCAGTTCTTCCTGAAGGCCTCGTTCTTTCCAAGTTGTATATGGCAGGAACTCTTCGATCGTGGATCCACTATTGTGATCTACGTAGATCAAACGGCACTCAAAAAGAACACAAGGAAGTAGCGGAATCTGCATATAAAGAGTTGACAAACTACTTTAAGTTTATATAATGGGTCTATAAATAATTTACTCTATGTTAATTGCGGTGATTGGGTAGAATCTTGCACGGCCATAGTTGAGGATTATGAAAGTAATTTTAAGGTGTTTGATTACACACCTTAGTTTTAATAGGATATATTAATGACAATTTATGTTCAGAAAAGAAGCGGAGATCGGGAACTTCTTGATCTAAATAAATTCCATAAAATGGTAGAGCACGGGTGCCACAATGTTACCGGTGTATCAGTTTCAGAAATTGAATTAAAAACTCAAATTCAATTTTATGACGGAATCAAATCTACTGATATTCAGGAAACTCTTATCAAAGCTGCTTCTGAACTTATTTCTGAAGAAACACCGAATTATCAATATGTAGCTTCAAGATTTATCAATTATCAACTACGGAAGGAGGTTTATAATAATCATGAACCTCTTAATCTATATTCACACGTAAAGAATGTTGTGAAGGCAGGATATTATGATTCTGAAATTTTAGGTCATTATACAGAGGAAGAATTTTATCAAATTGATTCTTTTATAGATCATAGGAGAGATTTCAATATTTCCTATGCAGGAATGGAGCAACTTCGCGGCAAATATCTTATCAAGGATAGAGTTACCAAGAAATATTATGAAACGCCACAAATGGCTTTTATTCTCATTCCTATGGTTCTTTTCAGAAACTATCCAAAGAATACTAGACTACAGTGGGTTCGAGATTTTTATGATTCACTCTCGAACTTTGAAATTTCACTTCCAACACCAATCATGGCTGGACTTCGTTCACCCGTCAAGCAATTTAGTTCCTGTGTTCTCATTGAAACAGATGATTCATTAAATTCAATCAATGCCACAACATCTTCGATTGTAAATTATGTTTCACAAAAAGCAGGAATTGGTATTGGTGCAGGTCGAATTCGCGCTATCAATTCAAAGATTAGAAATGGTGATACATCACATACTGGTGTAATTCCTTTTTATAAACTATTTCAGTCTGCCGTAAAGTCTTGTTCTCAGGGTGGTGTCCGTGGTGGTGCCGCAACTCTATACTATCCTTTTTGGCATCTTGAAATTGAAGATATGCTTGTTTTAAAGAACAACAAGGGTGTCGAGGAAAATCGGATCAGACATTTAGACTATGGAGTTCAATTCAATAAAGTAATGTATGAACGTCTATTGACCAATTCAAATATTACTTTATTTTCACCACATGATGTTCCAGAACTCTATGAAGCATTTTTTATTGATGTCGATAAGTTTAGAACTCTCTATGAGGAAGCAGAAAACAATCCGGATATTAGAAAGAAATCTGTTCCTGCTCTAGAACTTTTCACCAAGTTTATGAATGAAAGAAAAGATACAGGTCGTATCTATCTAATGAATGTCGACCATGCAAATGATCATGGTTCC